AGCGTAGGACTGAGAAGGTCAGAGATAGTGGACATTCATCTGCCCGTAGCGGTGTATGGAAGGAAACCTTCAAGAAGGTCATGATGCGTGTATCCTTGCTTGACTCTATACTGTATCCCTACCCGTAATAGAAAGATATTGGCTGAGCAGGATTCTTACTTGGATGAGTCGGCCTTGGAATTGAATAGGAGGTGCAGGAAGGGGATACAGTATAGAGTCAAGCAAGGATACACGCATCAAGACGATGGGAGGCCCGATACAACGCTACTGAAGGTCTGCTACGGGCTTTGGAATCAAAGCTATGTAGACTTTGACCCACTAGTGATACAAGGCGATCCTGAGGAGGATATACCGCCTAAGAACATGCCGTATAAACGAGTGAGGAGACTGAAGCTGTGAAGCCTAGGGATTTAGTAATGACTATCCTCCAGAGGTGCATGCCAAAAGAGGTGCAGGAGGAAGCGTATGCAAGGGTGCCTATTACCTGTAACCTAGTAAGGGAGATACTGGATGAGGCGGGTAGGAAGCTTATGCAGGACTTATCAATAGCCCCTGAGGAATATGCTACTGTGGAGGCGGCACTGAATAGGGCGTTTATACGGATTCGGGAGGAGGTGACTCAGGTATTGAGGGATGAGCAGATGACGTTATTACATAGAAGCCATGAGTGAGGAGTATCAGGAGGATAAGCTACAGGATGGAATGTTCGTATATACGGATAAGGTGCCAAAGTCTTGTGGCTATCTAACTTCTGACAGGAAATACGAGGTGTTCGATGTGTGTTACCCCCATACTGTTAGTTTCTACATAATTGATGACAAGGGAGATGAGGTGTTTTGCTTGCTAGAAGGTTGTTCTGTGTTAGAGTATGAAGATTGGAAGATATTCAAAACTGAGGAGGTTTTTGAGCAACCTGAGTGGGACAGGAAGCGGAAATTGAAGCTGTGAGGGGAAATCTTTTTGCAACAGTTGCAAATTTGTTCAAATAAGTGTTGACAACGAATCGGTTGTATGGAAGGCTATGCCTACAATGAGCACTACTATGAAGAAGAATTGGACATACAACGACGGAGGCCGTAAGGCGGCGGGCTTCAAAGGAGATACGGGAGACTGCGCGGTTAGGGCAATAGCGATAGCAACGGAGCTTCCCTATAAGGAGGTCTACGACATAATCAATATGTATGGATCTAAGGAGCGTAGGACTGAGAAGGTCAGAGATAGTGGACATTCATCTGCCCGTAGCGGTGTATGGAAGGAAACCTTCAAGAAGGTCATGATGGATTTGGGGTGGGACTGGGTGCCGTGTATGACAATCGGGTCAGGGTGCAAGGTTCACTTGAGGGCGAGTGAGCTGCCTATGGGTAGGATCATTTGTAATGTATCAAAGCATTACGTAGCTATGATTGACGGGGTGGTGCAGGATACTGAAGATCCAACTAGAGGCGGTATGAGATGTGTCTATGGATACTGGGAAAGGAAATAATATGATAGAATCAATAATAACTATTTGGGTAATAACGCAAATCGGGCTAGGAGTCTACTCGATCTATCTGATGTTTGGGCAGGGATGAAGACAATTGAAGAGTGGCTAGAGATGCTGCCTGAGCCTTATAGTTCTGAGGCACTGGAGAATCGTAGGGCTACCCAAACGTATATTTTATATGATTCGGAGGTATGTGCCTTGCAAGGTGCTTTTGACTGGCATAAGACTCCGCAGGGATGGAAGTATTGGGTTGATCTCTGTCAGAAATTAGAGAATGGGCAGATTGAAGTATGTGAGACTATCAGCAAGCCCTCTGTCGCTCCCGTATTGTCCTCTCAGCATGAAACGAGGGTAGGGACAAGGGGTATAAGGAAATTGAAGCTGTGACTATCGAGGAGGGAGATTTCGTATTTACGAATAAGGAGAGAATCTCTGGATACCTTACAACAGGTAAGCGGTATGAGGTTGTAGAGGTAGATGGAGATTGCTTGTTTTATATTACTGCCGATCAAGGCATGAGGCTTACTTGCGTTCCTAGGGGTTGTGGTCATATTGGAGGAAGTAATTGGGCAGTAGATATAAAGCTTCAGGAGAAAGCTAAGGAGGATATTGTAGCCGTAGAGGTAGGAGATAAGGTTTTATTCCAAGGGCATACTGGGTATGATAAGCATTTAACTCCTATGAAGATGTATGATGTGAAATATGCGGGGGATGGAAAATTTATAATTACTAATGATGAAGGGCTAGATACGTGCTGCGAGGAGGAGGGATGTTTCCTTATAGGTAAAGAGGATTGGATAGTGGCTAAGCCCAAGATTCCTCACATACGGACAGGCAGGAGAAAGCTGAAGCTGTGAGTTTTACAGTTGGCCAGTGGATTAGAGTATTGCCTGAGCCTTACAGGAGCCAAGCACTACCGTATTTGCTGTCTAGAACTCAAGGGGTTAGGGTGGAGTGTGCGAGTAGGGCGGTAGAGTGGGGGATTATATGGGAAGATACTAAGGAGGGGTTTGATTACTGGATGGAGTTTGCTACGGCTATCAGGAGTGAGGATATTGAGGTGTCTGTGCCTGTGCTTACTAAGAGAAAATTGAAGCTGTGAAGATTGGTTTGCAACAGTTGCAAATAAAGTGAAAATAAGTGTTGACAACGAAACGATTTAGGGGCAGGATGATAGCATGATGAAGATATTTGTAACACAACCTTACTGCCCAAGCTGTGCGAAGTTTCGCCCTGCGGGGAGGACGGAATCTTTCTGTATTCCTTGTTTAAATGTGGGGCATACTTACAGGCTGGTAACGGATGAGAAGGATAGGCTGGAAAGGGTGACTTTATGGGCTTCTCATTACTCTACTTTTGGATTTACGAATAAGGAGATTAAAGCCATCCCACATTTTAGGAATTTGCTGGGGCATACGTTTAGTAGGATCAGGATAAGGAAGCAGGAGGCGTCAACATGATTAAACGACCTATGCTAGCTGGGACGTGTGAAGATATACATAGTCTTACGTATCCATTACTGGCCACCCCCAAACTGGACGGCTTCCGATGCATCACTATGTCTGCTCAAAGAGGGGGAGACAGGTGCAGGCCACAATCGAGAACTTTCAAGCCGATAGGCAACCGCTTCGTGACTGACTGGCTGGCTAAGTATGTGCCCGCTGGATTGGATGGGGAGCTAGTAGTAATTAACGAGCTTGGTAAGGTGATAAAATTTAATTTGCTGTCAGGCATGCTGCGTAATGGGGCAGGCCACCCAAACTTTGTGTTTCAAGTATTTGATATGTTCATGGAGGGCGTGAAGGATCGTCCCTACAGAGAACGTATGCGGAGGCTGGAGGCTTTACGCCTACCACGGGGTAGGGTCGATAAGATATTGCCTGTGGAAGTAGTGAATGCAGAGGAGCTGCAAGCCGTAATGGAGGAGCATGCCAAAGACGGGTATAGTGGCACTATGACTAGGCTGCCAGATTCTCCCTACAAAGAAGGTAGTTCTACTTTGAAGCAGGAATATTGGCTTGAGATCCAGAGGAGATAGCAGAATGAAACTACCATATAATTTAAGAACATTAGATGGAAGTAAACCCCATAAATCATGGAGGGGGTGGAGGGGATTTATAACTAAGAATTGTGAACTTAGAGATAGTCATGAGGAGACTTTTTATTATGGGGTGACAAATTGTAACTACATCATACTGCCTAATGGGGTGATACTCTCTAACTATGGATATAAAGGCAGAGTATTGATGGAGCGGATAAGAGAAGATGGATGGGAAGTCGTTCTGGAGAAAGCCAAAGCTATAAGGCGAGAAATTGAAAGTGTATTAAAGGATTTGAGGAGATAGTAGACAGATGCCAGCAATACTTAACGAGGATGGGTCTTTGGATGTGACTTGCAATAAATGCGGGAAGCCAATTGTGAGCGCGTGTGAGCTGGGCATGTTTTGCGAGGACAGATGCGGTTACAAGGAATCAGTCAGAGGCAAGCGTCTAGTAGACGGTCTACTAAATGGGCTTATGGCCTTGTGCGGGGAAAGTGATGAGGAGGAGCAGGGGATATGAATAAGGAAGAATTACAAACATACCTAATGGGTCTGAAGGTGGGAGAGAAGGTGGCTGAGACAGAGCTGTGCAATTCTAGGTTCGGATGTATAGGAGAGGTCTATATAAGTGAGGGAGGATTAATACGTGTCTTATGGCACCTCCCTAATTGTAGAGTATCGCAAATGGGAACCTCAGTAACGGGAGGCACAAGGCGGCTAGAGGATGCTCTCGTTGTCCTCAGGAGGCAATTAGACAATACGTGGGGCGATAAACAGAGCAGGCGCATAAGGGTCGCTCTGCGGGTTCTAAAAGAGTTGACAACTAAAGGATTAACTGGTACAACTACAGATATGAAACCTATTGGAAATAAAATATCTATCAAACTGGATAAACGCGAGACTCACAAGGGCGGTATTATCGTTCCTGAGAGGTATCAGGCTACCGCTAATGAGGGAGAGGTAATAGCAGTAGGTAAGGACTGCACTAAGGTAGTGGCAGGGGACAGGGTAGGGATACAGTCCCACATAGGCACCCATATTAAACTAAGGGGAGACAGCTTTATAGTAATCGAGGAGGACAAGGTCAGCTATAAGATCCTGCCTAAGGAGGCCGAGTATGAGGGTGCTCAAGACTATGCTACTAAGGCGTAACAACAACAAACAATACAATTGATATGAAAATAAATGAAGAAATAAGTATAGAAGCGGCGTATCCACACAAAGATGAACTGGCAAAGCTGTGGGCTAAGTGTGTGCTTGACCCGAAATATAAGGATGCAGGCACAAATGGGTATTCAGATTTGTGTATGGATATAAAGTCTGATGATTGGAGTAGGAAGCAGATTGTAGCAATAGTGGGGGGTAAGATAGTTGGGTTTCTAGCTGCTGACATTTCTAGGGCTACGTGCCACATTTCTCAATTATACGCTATAAACTTTACAAATAACGCTGAAGGGTTTACAGAGTGCATGGCATTCCTGTTTAAGAGGTGGTTGAAGGAATTCACTTCTATTGTTTGGACAGTGGTTGTGGGATCACGCACTGAGAGGGTCTACAATAAAATATGCAAAGAGTTTGGGGGCACTATTATAGGTATCACTAAGAGGACTGGCATAAATCTGTCTCAGGAGATATGTGATATTAAGAAGTATCAGGTCATGGGCAAGAAGAAGATCAAATAATTTTGCAACAGTTGCAAATTATGTATATGCAAGCACTTGAACTGACTGTGTTATTAATGGTATGGGTCTTCTTAGGCCATTATGTTTGGAAGCGATACGCTCTATCCAGATACGTGCTATGGTGGCCAATGGAGATAGTGCTTATGCTGCTGTGCGGTGTGGGTGTTTGGGTAAAGTCAGCTTGGTATTTGTTTAAGCATAGGTAGATTCATTTTGTGCTTGAGTGTTACGGCGTTTACCGTAGGATGCCTGACACGTCAAGGTCATGAAATCAGCTTTAACTATACCATTTCTAAAAGTATTGCCAAAGTCCCAGCCCACTAGGCAGGAGATAATAGCAGAGGCGAGAATACCTAGTGCGAAGGAAAGGCGTTATATTGAATACACTCTGAGGGTGCCTATTCATAGGTTTAGAGAGCAGAAGAGTTGGCTGGCGGCGGGAAGTAAGCTGGTATGGGCGTCTTTCAGGGCGTGTCATATTACGGCTTCTATGGTGCAGTCTACGCCTTTCAAGTTGGAGGACACGCAGAATCCAGATCGGGAGGTAACTGAAGAGACAGCTTTGGAATACTTGAGTTGCCCGAATCCTTTTGATTCATGGGCAGAGCTTTTGTATATGTGGACATTTCACATGAAGCTTGTAGGGGAGGCTTACTGGCTCAAGGATGAAATTAACTTACTAGGGCAACCTAAGAATATTTTTCCATTGATTCCTTGTTTCGTGAAGAAGCTGACTCATCCTACTTTGGGTATTTCGGGATACGAATATACTGTTAATGGGAAGGTTATAAAGATTTCTACTGAGGAGATGATTTATTTCAGGCGGCCTCATCCTACGAGAGTTCTGGAAGGGATAGGGGATGTTGAGCCTTCTGAGTCGTTATATAATGAGCATATTAATCGGGCAGTATTTGAGGAGAAGTTTATTGAGCAGGGAGCATCGCCTAGTGGTATACTTACTTTAAAGGAGACTAATCCAGATGAGGATGATTGGAATAAGGTCAAGGATCTTTGGAGGAAGGAATACGAGGGTAAGGATAATATTGGAAAAACGGCCATGTTGACGGGTGAATGGTCATACCATCAGCTAGGATTGAACATGGCTGAGATGCAGAGTATTGAGAAGGAGAATCAGAATGTTCAATATATATTTATGAATCATGGGGTGCCTCTGTCTATTGCGGGAGTAGAGAAGGCAACCTCCCTAGCCACTGCCAGACAGGACGAAATCAACTTCCGTAAATTCGAGGTAGCTCCTCTTATTAATATGCTTGTAAGAAAGTTAAATCAGGAGGGTCAATTATTTGAGTCCTTCCTGAATGGAAGAATCAGACTATCTTATGATATGTCGGGGTTGATCAATATTGAGCAGGTTATGAAGGACTTTATTCCTTTAGTTAAGGTGGGAGGTATGACTCCTAACCAACTACGGGAGCTGGCAGGCTTGCAGAAGGTAGATAATCCTTTCCTTGACCAATACTTTCTGCCCAGTGGGACTATACCAATTGAAATGGCTGGGCTAACTGATATTCCACAAGATGCCTTACCAGCTCCAGACGAACCCACGACATAAAGGCTGTGGGTGTGGCAATCCTAGAAAGAGATTGTCCCAGAATGCGGCCTTAAGGCGGTATCGTAAATCCTTTGTCCCGCCTAGAGGGTGGAATTCCTCTAACTTTAGGACGGCTAATGGCAGGTCACTAATAAGGGATTTGGCAATGGTTGAAAGAGCTGCTAGCCTTAATGGGATACGTCAACTAGTTCGCTTCCTTGTGCCTCAGTTTAATTCTCTTGTTATAAGGGTTATACAGCAAGTATTTGAGGTCAAGGATAGGTTGGGGCATAGGCTCAAGGTGGTAAGACGGGGCAGTAAGGTAGAGTTTACTCTGAATCCTTTTGGAGATCATGAGCTGTGGGCTCAGGCTATACGGGATGTGCTTGGCGAGTTTGATAAGGAACTATTAGTACAGGTTACTCCAATTATACAAGGGACGGCGGCCACAGTCTACGATAAGACAACGTTGCTGCTGGGAAGAGTAATACCCCCTAATGCCCCTTCTAGAATACTTAGCGGAATTCGTCCTATTGCTGCTCAGGTGACAAGGATTAATGAAACTACCAGAAGCCAGATGGCTAGTATTATCGGTAGGGGATTGGATCAGGAACTACCAGTGAATGAAGTAGCTAGGATTATGCGGGACGAGATGGGCGATAGGTTTGCAGCTAGAATTCCTACTATAGTGAGGACTGAGATGGGTAGAAGTGCTGATTTGGGTAGGGCTCTAAGCTTGAAAGATTCAGGTCTTGTCAGGACTGTGGAGGTGATAGGGTGTCAGGCTGTAGAGCCAAACATCCCCACCTATCAGGGCAGGCCAACATGCAACATTAAGAATGTGCCTGTGGCAGATTCAGATACGCTTGAGTTTCATCCGAATCATACAGGCACTATAGTCCCTGAGACGTTCGTGGATGATGCTTTGGAGGGAGTAGTAACCCCTGATATACCTGTGAATGATCCGCTTACAGGAAATACCGCATATTCCGTGTCTGCGGTGCCTTACGCGCCTAGGCAGGATTCTGTGAGCAGGCTTGCTACGGATGCTATACTTAAGAAGCCTAGCAGGGTAACGTCTCGGCAACTAACTTCCTATTGGCAGGGTGCGGTAGGCAGTATAAAGGCTACGGGCACTCAGGTATTTATAAGACTAAATCAATCTAACCTTAAATCGGTTGTTAAGGAGGGAAGATTCAAATCTCAGTTTGAGACGCATAGCTCTGGGGGCTTGCTTGATGTGAGCGGTAGGATAGCGTTAGAGAAACAGATTTTAGGGGCACCCTCAACATTGAAGCCTGAGAAAAGACCCATTTACGGGTATCTAGGAAAGGACGATGACAAGGTATCTGTGAGCGGTCTTGTGGCTCAGTTTGGAGCTATAAGGGTGGCTCTTAAGCCTGAGATTAGAAAGAGAACCACATGGACTATAGGAGATTCTTTGGCTCTGGAAGGATCGGGAGTAAGGTCAAGACCTGTTAATGCTCCAGACCTGTATGGTGTCCCTCATGATTTGTTGGAGTCTGATAGGGTTGTAAGCCAGATTCAGTCTGGGACTACGCTTACTACTCTTACGGCTAACAGTGTGAGGGACAGCAGATCACTTAGTAGCACTTATATAGAAGCTCAGATATGGGACGGTCTGAGTGTAGATGACATAGAGAGAGTTACTTTTCCAGAAGGCATTGCTATTGAGGGAAGTCTAATGAAGGTATTACAGGACAATAATATTCCGTTTGAGGTAGAGGGTTGATATGCTTAAGTTAATATTACAGTCTGAGGATAAGATGGTTCTTGCTGATGTTGTTGGTTTGGTTCCTCCAGATCAGTTTGTCGCTCTATTTAACAGGAGCCCCAAAAGATACTGGTCTACTATGCCGTTAGGGTCGTTGCTTAATCATTCTCCATACCTACAGGAGAGGTCGAATGATAACCCCGCTCTTATGTTGGAGCTTCTGGGTATGATGCCAAAGAGGGACAAGGATAGGATTATGCTTGATGGGGAGTAGCCTTTTTTGCAACAGTTGCAAATTATTGTAATCAGTCTAACAGGCTAGGTCTAAGAAGATTTTTGAGGAAGCGAGAAACTGCTTGACTCCAGTTGGTAGGAGGGCTACAAATAACTCTCATGAAGAAGCTGTTTATAAAAGGGATGAAGCGAGTTAAACGCTCGACCTCGCCCGCTTCGTATCCTGCCCACCCTCTGATAGGCAAGCTCGTATCTTTCGAGGATGGTCAGAAGGGCAGGCTGGTATCACTACATGATGATATGTTTTGTGTGAAGCTTGCTATACCGGACAGGGACGGCACATTGGTTATTACGGATAGTCAGATCATGGTAGAAGAGGTGGAGAAGTTTGACGGTATTGTATCTAAGGAATGTAAGGTCAGGGCATTCGAGTCTATAATACCTTTTAAGATAGAGGGAAAAGCCCTTCATCTAAGAGATGATGACGATATAATAACAGACTTCAAAAGTGTTAAGGTTATTGGTCTTGCGTCAACTTTTAAGGTGACAACTCCCAGAGATCGAGATGGGGACTTTGTGGCAGACGGGGCTTTCGATAAGACCCTTGCAGATTTCCGTAGAAACCCGGTTATGCTTATTGATCATCGTAATTCTGTTAGTAATTTAGTGGGGTCATTCAGTAAGATCGGTGTTATACCGGCGGGGCTTGCTGTAGAGGGTGATATAACTGACGCGCCAGACATGAGGAGCGTTCGATTTAAGATCATGGAGGGGCACCTAAAGGCATTTAGCATAGGGGGGTTATTCCGTTTCGGGGACGATCCTTTTGAGATTGTGGAGGTTGACCTGTTTGAAATATCCATGATCCCTGTGCCTGCTAATCCAGATGCACTATTTACTACGCGCAGTCTAGATATTGAGGACTGCATAAAATGTTTTAAGCACTACAAAGAGAAAGTATGGAGGTAATAAGTTATGGCACTTAAAGGCACAGTAAGAGAACTGCACATTAACCTGTCTAAGCCAGCGGATAATTCAATTATCTCTGATTTGCTGGACAATAAAACGCCTCCCCCTGAGTTGATTGAGGGGGACTTATTCGAGCTTCGTATCTTTTTTTATGAGATTATAGCTACTGTTCTTACTCGCGTCCAGTTAGGGGTGGGCACTGATATACGCTTTGGCGGTAGGCTTAAATCGCCTGTAGGGCAGATAGACTTATTCGAGGCTAATACGTTCGTTGAGGTAGATGAGGGAGGGGGTAAGTTCCATTATGCGTCCCCTGTAAACATGAATACCTCTGAGATTTTTGCTGCTGTAGCAGACGTGGTAAGTGCCCGTGTAACTTTGAACGTTGAGATTTCAGATGATCTCGTTACTCCAACGGAGAAGAGGACTGTTGTTGCTAGAGATACCAATTTGTTTAAGGATATGACTGGGGCAGGAGGCAATCCCGAGGTAGTCGATAATCCTTTCTTTGTGACTATTGATAACACGGACTCTCCCTTTACGTTTGCCAGTGGTATTCCTTACCGATACATTGCGGTAGACCTTACTGTGGGAGCAGTAGTTATTGACTTCCCTTCAGCTCCTAATGAGGGGGATATAGTTAAGGTGGGAGATGAGAAGCTTTTGCTTACTGCCACTGAAACAATTACTGTTAATGGCAATGGTAAGACACTTCAATTCGGGGGAGCGTTCGTGTCTAGTTTTGTATTTAATGATACCCACGTAGGCATTACTGCATCATGGCGGTATAATGGCATTAACTGGAAACTTAATGAGCTTGCAGACGATGACCTGACAACCTCGCTAATTGATGGAGGCACTCCTTAATGTCTGGCCAGACTAGAATAGACTATCTAGGTAAGCTCATCCTAGCGCCCTATGAGTCTGCGGATCTTACCCGAGAGCTTAATGCTGGAGAGGTTGCAGTGTTAAATATTAATGGGGTTATTCGTTTTATTGATGCTACGGGGGCTGACGTTCCTATATCGGGTGGGGGAGGCGGTTTAGTAGGTCAGGGGATTGCAAAGCTTGTGGGGGCAGGCTCAGACGCTCTAGAAGCGATTGTAGTGGATACATTACAGGTAGGGTTTTTGGTTCGGTTTATGCATTCTATAACAGGGGTGGAGTTATCTTATCAGTTAGTGCAAGACGCGACTCCCCCAGCTAATAGCATATTCAGCACTACTCCTGTAGACTTCAATGCGATTACCAATGATAAGAGGTGGAGGCTATCGGCACAGAATTTAAATGGATCACCTCTTATACCTAATGCTGATTTGGATTCAGGGAATGGAGCGTTTAATATTTTGTTTGCTGAGGGAGCGGTTGACCCACAGTTGACCCTATCGGATGATTCCTCTGCAATAGTGTTATACTCGGACTTT